ACAAAATTCAGGACGCTTAAGATCTACACCACGCACCCAATACCCCTCGGAGCGTAAGTGTTTTACCATATGTGAACCAATAAATCCACCAGCACCAAGCACCAGTGCTGTCTTCTTGTATTCAGACATTAAAAAAATTACCTCACTTAATATGTATAATACTATAATCTAAGGATATGGTCAATATATCCTACACATCTCATTTAGTCCTTCCTCAAAATCCATCTTCGGAAAAAACAACATGGACTTAAGTTTATCTACATTTAGTGTCATGTTCTTTACCTGTAGATACTCCTGATCTCGGGGAAATGATGCTGCATATATGTCACTACTGCTACAAATTATATTTCTAGCAGTCAAAAGTATATCCTTAAATGACATAGATTTGCCAGTTGCGATATTGTAAATTTGATTCTTATCTGATTTTTTGATTAAGAATTTGATAGCTCTACAAATATCATCAACAAACATATAGTCTTTCTGAAAATCACCTCCACCAAATAGTTTAATGTCTTTATTCTGTTTCATCAAACTAATCATGAAACCAAGGACATTTTTACCTGGTGTGATAGTAGGATCTAGTCCATACACATTTCCTACCCTAAAAATCCTGTATTTTACACCAAAAGTATTGCAATAAGAGATCAATAATTGCTCTGCAGTCCTCTTTGTAATCGAATAAAACCCTGTAGGATTGCAGCAATCAGTCTCCTTTGCATCTAAAACATCATTACCATAAACAAAACCAGAACTTACAAAGTTAAATGTGATATCTTTATCTTTACAATTGGATAAAACATCCATCAGCAGAGTCAAATTGGTATCAATATCTACATGCAAATCACTGAAGACACTTTGATTAGTCGTCGTGCTAATAAAGTATAGGACATCTTTTGTTGGTGGTTTTCTACCCCCTCTAGGCACTAAAGTAACCTTGTCAGAGTATAATTCACAAAATTTACCACCAATAAATCCAGTTCCACCGAAAACAGATAGGTTATTCATAGGTATGACACTCATCAAATGATTTTCCTACCATATCTTTACTGGATAAAATGGGGTTTCTAGTCGTCAACCAGTCAATATTCAGGGTAGGATCATCCCATGCAAGGGTCTCCTGATCATCTGGCACATAGTAATCAGTGGTTTTATATGTGACCTCAGCTGTTTCACTCATCACATGAAACCCGTGAGCAAACCCAGGAGGGATCCACAATTGCTTCTCCGGTTTGTTCAAGGTAACTCCAATCCACCTACCAAAGGTGCGTGAGGACCTTCTGAGATCAACAGCAACGTCATAAATGGCACCTGAAATGCATCGCATCAACTTACCTTGTGGACGTTTGACCTGATAATGCAGTCCTCGTAGCACAGATTGCGATGATTTAGAGTGATTATCCTGTACAAACTCTACAGAATACCCAATAATATCGCAAAATTGTTGCAAATTAAAGGACTCCATGAAGAAACCACGGTCATCTTGGAACAATTTGTTCTGAATGATGTAGACATCTTTGAGTTCAGTCCCTATTGCGTTCATACCATTCAATCGTTTCTTTAAGTCCATCATCGATGTTAAATCTTGGTTTCCAACCCAAAGTTTTAGTAATTTTACTGATGTCAGTAGAGTATCGCCGGTCATGACCCGGACGATCCTTGACATATTCTATCATACTTTCGTCTTTTCCCAATAAATTTAAGATTTTTTTAATCAAATCAATATTTTGTATCTCGCATTGACCACCAATATTATATTTTTCACCAATATTTCCTCTCCTCCACACCTCAATTAGTGCTTCACAGTGATCCTGAACGTATAACCAGTCCCGAATTTGCTTTCCATCACCATAAATTGGGACTTTTTTGTCAGACAAAAGGTTATTAATTGTTTGAGGAATCAACTTTTCACAATGCTGTCTAGGCCCATAATTATTAGAGCAGTTTGTAATGATTGCAGGAAGACCGTATGTATTATGGAATGCTTTGACAAAATGATCACTGGATGCCTTGGATGCAGAGTATGGATTCCTAGGATCATAGTTTGTTTCCTCTGTAAATGATCCAGTTTCTATAGATCCATACACTTCATCGGTGGAAATATGCATAAATTTATCAACTTCCTGCTTTAAAGATGCTTTTAAGAGGTTAACAGTGCCTACAATGTTAGTAAGAATGAACTCAGAGCAGTCCTTAATTGAATTATCTACATGACTTTCTGCAGCAAAATGAAAGACTGATCTGATATTATACTTATTAAAGACATATTGAACAAAATTTTCATCAGCAATATCTCCCTTCTCAAGGGGGACTGTCAAAGGGATCTGACAAATATCACCAGCATATGTAAGTTTGTCTATGCATACAATTGATTCATCTAAGGTGTTTAGAAAATTACTACCTATGAATCCTGCACCACCTGTTACTAATATTGTCATTTTTGTTGGTATTTTTGTAGGAGTTCTGGGGAATATTGTGGCAATTCTTTTACTTCTCTCTCTTCCCTCTTCGCTTTTTCAAGATCAAAGACCCTATTACGAAGTTCGGTGGAGGAATATTTGTGCTTTCTTACATGAAAATGCAGTTCGATACCATTATCAATACAGTATTGCTTACCAGTAAAGTCAACATTCTTATACTCCTCACTCAAAAAACGAATATCAATCTTCTGAGTTTGAATCAAGTTGAGTAGATCTTCTTCAGTTTGATATACAAGTATCTCATCAATATATTTACATCCCTGCAGTTGAACATATCTTTCATAGACACCCTGAGTGGGTTTATTCTTAATACCAGGTCGATCAATAGTGGGATCTACTTGAAGTGCAACAATCAAGTGATCACATAACTGCTTTTCCATCTTGAGCATTGTGACATGCCCAGCATGAAACAAATCAAAAGAGCTACATTGGAATCCTATTTTCATCTTTCAGTCTTATTTAATATAATTATATACAAAAAAAGCGGTTGTTGTCAACCGCTTTGAAGGTCTTTACATGCACGCCACTTGCTCTTGTGAGAAGCAAGAAACTCAGAGGGATTGACTCCACCAGTGCTGTTATAGTCCGTCCGTGACTTACCGACTCACAGAGTCCTTGACATAGGCAGGGACACCATCAGGATCTAACCAGCAAGTGTAATCGTGATCTTCCATAGCAGTCATCAACTGCATTTCATTATCACAAAGATACATGTCACGATAGCGTCCAGTGTAGGAATCTACCTTCTGAATGCGACAATCTGGCATACCATTGGTTTCTAGTTTGCCACACTGAATATAACGATAGGGGAACCGCTCAAGAAGAACGGTGGGTTTGTTAGATACTTTCATAGTGCCTCAGCAGTCTCAAGATCGATAGCGACTTGCTCCATTAGTATATCATAATCGTCAAGAGCATCGCCAGAAAATACAACACCATTGTTTTCATAATAGCGTCTTACTTTCTTGAGAAGTTTTGGATTCTTCACATCCAAGAAGAAGTCTCCGTTTACTGCTCCGCGTAGGGTTTGCAGATCTTTCTTGAACTTACTAGTCAGTGTCATTGTCTTTCGTGTTGACCTTAGTATTATACAGGACAGATGGGGTATCTGTCAATGGAAGTGGAGGGACTCGAACCCACAACCGCGCACTAATCTGGTGCATACAGAAGGTATAAGCTTCTCGCTCTGCCAATTGAGCTACACTTCCAAGAAGTTTAAGATCCTTCGTTGTGATCTGTATAGATGCGTATGAGTTCCTCATCCGCTAGGGTCATTACTGCTCTATTTCCATTTTCATTTTCCACACCTATTGTCTCACCATTCTCCACTCTGTCTATAAGAGTTTCCCAGTTCTCTTGCCAATGTTTCACAGTATAAAATTTTGGATTTTTCATAAAAGAGATTGCAGTAATTTCTTTCCATTATATAGGTAAGAATATATTCTTTGATCATAAAAGTCAAGATCAGATCCCATGTTTACATCCAACATAAAATCAGGACCTCCTACCATACTTTCTATACACCAAACTTCATAGAATATTTGAAATGCATTAGTTGCTTTTTTAATATCAAAGACTTCTAGAAAATCTTTCATCAATTCATCATGTCGTTTTTTACTTGGATGTCTTTTGGATATGAAATAATATTCCTCTGCAAACCATTTTTGATGATTGATAATATCTTTCATTTCAGTTTCATAATCTGGTTCAATTCCACATTGTATATTATGGCATAGTTTAGATAAAATAGTTTCAATTACAACAGCATTATATTCTGAGATGTGATTTATATTCTGGTGATAGTCCCATTCCATGTTACCATTAAGGGCAGCAATAAAGTGAGCGATATCATGACAAGCTTGTGTAGGCGGAGCTTCAGTATTATTTCGTTTATCCTTAGAGTCATCAACATAAGTTATGATCGTGGTTGTTTTGCCATTATCCCAAGACCAATCAATCTCCTTTACTTCTTTTAGATTTCTTAAATATGATCCATTGGGATTGAAGAGAGATCCCTTTATTTGTTTTAAAAGATTCTTGTCAATATTAGAGTTAACTACGTTCTTCATTTGGTATACTCCTATCAACAATACGTTTGACTTTTGACTTCCTGTAATCTAAGTATAGCATAATAGAAACCCTGTAGTCATCACTATCATTATAAACATTATGATAGTGATATGAATTAAATATGAAAGCTTTACCAGGCATGCATTTTCTTTTGGTTACATTTTTCAACCACTCTGGTTTGTGAAATCTTTTCCACCATTTAAAGTCATCTTTATGTAGCACATAATAATTAAATTCTTCAGGAACTATGATTGGTATTTGACAAGTAAGTTGCCAAGAAGGTTGATTATGATCAAGCATGTGACTATGCCACACTAGAGAGGACTTTGGAGCAATCCTCATTATTCTACATCTCTCATCATCTGCTCCCAGCATTCTTATAAGAGAAAACATGTAGGGGCATATTTTTTCTAGTTCTGTTGATTTCAAATCTTCAGGTTCATTCTCCGACATATCAGAATATAACTCACCATTAGATCCGATTAAAGATATACCAGACCAACTTTTTTTATATTTTCTCTTTACCCCAAAGTAATCTGATTGATAGGACTTAAATGCATACTTTTCCTCTATCTTTCTATATTCGGATAACAATTTAGAGTAATCAATATCCAGATCTAATTCTATGAAAGGGATATCATTGACTGTTTTAAGGTCCATTATTCAAATATGTTTGCAGAATAAGTTCCAGTTACTGCTCTACTGATCTGACGTTTTACTTCGGCACTCTTCAAATCATCACCATAATTCTCTACAATAATATCATCTATTTTATCCAGTAGATCTTTCCTACGAGACAACATTTCGTTCTTGTCGATCATAATCCTTTCCTCATAACATTCCTAAAAGCATAATACCAAAGCATATAATGGTGAATAGCAATAAACCTATGCCCATTAACCATACCCACAAGGGTATTTTATCATTCATACATGCCCTCCCCATGCATCCCATCTGTCCTTGAAGTAAAAGTTAACTTCTGTTAGTGTTCCTGTTGGAGTTTGCTCACTTGATCTTGCCCATTTTTGACAAAATCTATGCATAGTTTCGGAACCATTGACTGATAGGACCCCGTACATTCTAGCAAATGCACACATGGCAAAACCATATCTCATTTTAATTTGATCTTGATCCATTTGCAGTTTCCCTCCTTTCACAGGTGGTTTTTTCAAATAAGACAGGATGAGCTGTTCCATTTCCATCATATGCATCAGACTCATAGTAAATATTTTCTCCCTTATACAGGGCGAAGAATATTGTTGTCAGCACAAATGGAATTGAAATCCAAATTAAAGCATCTGATAGGATCATTTTTTGTTCCTCCCTAATTTCCAACCCATTTCACACTTGTTACAAACACCATATTCTTCTATGGTACACTCCCAACCAGAGTGACATATCTCACAACCCTTACCACCACATTTGTTGCACACAATACCAACATTTATGGGTGGTGCTTCTTTGCGTTTCTGTTCATTCATGGTATAACTTTGATTACCTCCTCCTTCACTTTATCTATGACTTGATTCATAAGGTTGATATCAATATTCAGAAATGGTGGGATGATTCCAATAGCCCGTAAGAACCCATCCACAAAAGCAGCAAGAAATAGAATACCAAGGCACATACTAATAATCGAAGCATTACGGTTGTGTTTCCGCATTGCTTCGTCAATAGCATCTTTAATTAATCTATCAACCTCTGCCTTTGTATAACAGTGTTCAGGTTTCAGTTGTGTCATCCTGTGTGCCATGTCCAAGATTCTTAAGATTTTTCATTGGGTCTGGTTTTCCCTCTACTATAGCACACGCTCTCTTGTAGTAAAAGTTTTCTGTTGCGCTGTTTTCTTCTAGTTTCTCTTTAATGATTTTCCAGTTCTGAAATTCGTCGGGATGCATAATGGTAGAAAGATTGTCTACAATACTATTTACTGTAGCAACTCACTACACTTTGTCAATCATATTCTGGATTCCTAACGTTCTTCAAATTGTATACGACGGACTTTACGTTTACGTCTTTCCTCTTGATAGAGAAGTTCTTGTGCAGAAAAGTGACTATCAATTTTTCTTTCTACATTGTTGGAGACCATGACAATCTTGTCAAGATTAATAGCACCAACTTTATCATCAACAACACTCATTTGATTTGAACAACCACAAAATTGAACTTTACTTGTGCTCACTAGTTCTGTTTTACATTCTTTGCATCTTACGATAATCATTTGTCATGGACCTCCTAGAGGGGAATGCTTGATGACGGGATCGAACCGCCGACCGCCTCGGTGTAAACGAGATGCTCTACCGCTGAGCTAATCAAGCGATTAGGTTATCCGTAGGGATTTCTTCCTTGTTCTTTACAGAGTTTAAAATAGAGTTTGTAATATCTATTGCAGATTTCTCTGATTGTATCTTTGTCCTCATCAAAACCACATATTCTGAGGTGATGATAAGATCCTTCTAGATTATCAATAATACGAAGAATTTGTATAGGATCCATAATAAAAGAAGGACAAGCGGGTAACGAGGATCGAACTCGTGACAAGAGCTTGGAAGGCTCGCATGTTACCGCTACACCACACCCGCAAGGCGACTCGCGAAGGACTCGAACCTTCGACCGACTGCTTAGAAGGCAGTTGCTCTATCCATCTGAGCTAGCGAGTCAAATGATAGTTCCTATCGCCGCTGATCCTGAACTATCAAGGGGATCACCGCAGTTGATTATGATCTTTCGATACCATCAACATAATTATCATACTCTTCTTCTGAGATTTCGTCAAGTGATACAACCTCTAAATTTTCTTCAGGATCAAACCATTCATCAAATTCTGCCATGATTGCAAACTGATCATAGATACGTTCTACACCCTGTCCATGATATTCTGCTACCTTATCGATTGCCCATTGCCGGACATCAGCAACGATTTGTTCAGTCTCCATCATAGTAATCTTTTCGGAAGTATCTGCTGAGGATGTTGCTATTGTAGTAGGCAGGTCCTCCCGTGTCAAGGGATTCAGTGAGAACCCCATGGGCGAAGAGTTGTCTTGTCTCTTCAAAGTTTGTTTTGCCAGGTGTTTTATGTAATGACAAGATAGTTCTACTAAAATTTTGTCGCCCCAGGCGCTCAATGTCTTCTTTAAGTTCCGGACAAGACCCATAATATTTTTTCCAAT